AAGGTGGCACATCTAGTGATGGAGTATATCTTTTTGGAGCTCAAGTTGAAGAAGCTCCGTTTGGAGCCCAGAATCCAACCTCTTACATCCCTACCAGCGGCTCAACCGTCACACGATCAGCTGATGTGGCAAGTATGACGGGGACTAACTTCTCTAGCTGGTATAACCAGAGTGAAGGCAGCTTCTTTGCAGAATCAAAGCTCCTAGGTTTCTCTAATTTTGCATTTACCGCCAGCGTAAATGGCTCAGACGGATATATTGATGCACCACATAGAAGGCAGACAGATAGTGTTTTTTACTCTGTCCTGCATGGACCTCCTGGCAACACAAATCAAGTTCTTCTTGTATCGCAAACAACAAGTCTTACTTCAACTTCAAAAGCCGCAAATGCTTTCAGAGTAAATGATTACGCCTACTGTTTAAATGGCGGCACGGTTCTTGTAGACAATTTACTTAATCTTCCAACGCCTACGAGTTTATCGATTGGAGGACAAAATGGCAATTATTTGTTAAACGGCCACATCTCCCGCCTCACCTACTACTCCACACGACTCCCTGACGCTACGCTTCAAGCACTAACCCTCTAAAACTATGAACACGACTTACCTTCGGTTCCCCTCCCAAGAAGCATGGGAACAAGCAGCTGCTGCAGTAGGTGTCCGTGTCAACAACCCAACCCTTGTTGAAGAGGAGTCGGTTGATCCTGACACTGGCGACATCATCCCTGCTGTCTACGAGGACAACTGGTCCTGGAACTATTACACCCACGATTGGGCAGTTGACGACGTTGGCGTCATCTACAACGACGACGGCGTCTACGACCCCGAAACTGGTGACGTGATCACTCCGCCCACCCCCATGGACGGCTGGCACGTCAACTTCAAGTCCGATCAGGACATTGATTGGAGCGGTTTCCCCGTTCACCCCCAAAGCCCCTACCGCAAATTTGCTGGAGACTGATGGCTGTCAAGTCGAAGACCGCACTGGGCCGTACTGCACATAAGGTCGGTCCACCGAAAAAGACCCGTCAAGGCAACGGGCAGCATTCCAAGGCAAGTCACGGCCGGAAAAAGTACCGAGGCCAAGGCAAATAAGTCAGGGCTGCCAGTTAATCGACTGGCAGCTTTTTTGTGCCAGTACACTTTCTGGGATGTTGTGTTCTTACACCCAACAATGATCAAAGCTTCTGCGGCTGCTTTCGCCCTCGCAGCCATGGGTATCGCTTGCGTGCCCGCTGCCAAGGCCGACGGCTTCTACATCAACCCCGAGTACAACCTCGGCTTCGCTGGCAACCAGACCTCTGGTGGTGGTGCAATCGACGCCCACGTCGGTTACGAGGCTGGCCCTTGGTACATCCAAGGTGGCCCTCAAATCGTGTTCCCCGAAGGTGGTGAAACCGATTACAACTTCTCCGCCAAGACTGGCCTGAGCGCTCCTGTCACCAAGGACGGCAAGCTCGGTATCTACACCGAAGTGAGCATGGCCACTGGCGCCAAAAGCAACAGCTACGGCCTCAAGCTCGGCTCCAAGTACAAGTTCTGATCGAAAGCATGGCCCGTTTCGGCGGGCCTTCGATCAACTCATCGTCACCCGCAACTACCTGTCAGCTTTCTGGCGGGTAGTTGTTTTTCCATGTCTGACCAACCCCGACAACTGGGAGTATTGCTGGCCGCCAGACTGGCTTATCCCCTATGTGCAGGATGCCATCGACTTCTATAAAGTCGAGCCATACGCCAACGAAAAGGCAATCCTCAATGCGAAAGATCATTGACTTGATGGCCATCACCGGTTTTCTGCTCAGCGGCTCAATGACCGCGGCACTGGTGATCAGCTACCTGCAGTTCGACAAGTTTATGGACGACAGCATGGAGCGTATCGGCGGCCAAGTGACCGAGCACATCGAGGCCGAACTTGAGGGCAAGATCAAAGGCGCCATGCCCAAAATGCCTGAAGTGACTGGTCCGGCACTGCCGTTCTGATGCCCGAGATCCCAGAGATCCGCATCCCCCAGATCCGCGAAATCGCGGTTCCAAATCTGCCCAGTGCTCCACCTGTGACGCTGGAACTTGGCCCGCCCATCATCGAGATGCCGGGTTGCGTTCCAGTTCACCCGGACGCCAAACTCAACCCGAGATTGTTGGAAGACGATTCGGGTCGAATTGGAGCGTTTTGCCCCCACGGTCAGGTTCCATCGTTCAACCCGATGGACTTCACACCCAATGAGTTTGTACGTACAACGCCCGTACAGCCGAGAACCAAGAATTCCGAGGACAAGGAATCCCCTACCCCTAACGTCCCTCCAGTCCCGCGACTACCTGAACCAGATGCGTCGATACCTAAGGGAACGGAGGTTCCAGGCTTACCGAAACCGCTCATCGAGAAAGTGGTGGACGGGCTTCCGTCCGTGGAGATGGTGGTCACGACGACCACGATCGCCTTGGTGGCTTCCACTGCTGCTCTGGTGGCAAAACCAGCAGGAGAACTGATTCTCAAGCTGATCAAGCCGACCGTTAAGAAGGTGGTGAAAAAGGCTGCACAGGTAAGGGGCGTGCCTTTGAAGGTTGACTCTGTGTGGGAGCGGCGGTTGGCTCAGCGGGACCGGAATCGGGCGATACGCGCTTTGCGTCGGGCGCTGAAACCGTGATCCGGTGCCGGTGCGGCAGGACCTGGCCCGGCTTCGGCACTAGGACCACATCCGAGCAGACGGTATAGAACTTGGATTTCGGGTGAAAACTAATCCCCTTCTGGGCCAGTTCACCACAGTGCCTCAGACGAGATAACTCGAAATCCAACCGCTTATTAGCAAGTAACTGGCGTTGAAGCGCAGTGTGTGTGTCAGCGGAAGCCTTGCATCGCTCCTGCAGGCCACCATCCAGCGGAATACTTACCGTGGCGCTGACGCCGAAGTTGAGAGCGTGGTTGTTTTTCTGACCGCTCGGGAGCTCTTGGTAGTAGAGGATGTTTCCTGGGTTATCCGGTACGCCGTTTTCATCCTCGTCGGTGGGATCGTAATACGGTGTTCGGACCTTGTCGGTGAAGGGCAGGGCGTAGGACTTGCTGGTGGTCACAAAGGGCGAGATGTTCAGCGTTGGCCCTTGGCATGAAATACCTGGTCCGTAAGCGTTGGTCGGATAGGGACCTGTGAGCATCTGAATGGCCTGGTTGGTGACCGAGCCAGTGCTGTTTGCAACGGGATTAGCGGTTGCGTTGGCTTGAGCAAGTGCCTGTTGCGGCAACAGCGCTAAGGCCCAAAGACAGAGACCGTATCCGTAACGCTTTCTACGACCGTGGTGCGGGTAATTTCCGTGACGGCCTCTAAGCCTGGCCCGGAATAATGCTCCACGAATGAAAACGAACCGCCTGAATTGACGATCGACCAATTCGGCTTGTTCTGGAGTTCGAGTCCGGTCCAACTAGAAGTAACGCCGTCGATGGTTTGAGTCTGGGTCTCGGAAGCACCTGGCACGATGCTTGACCCAGAGTGTTGCACGTTTGTGCCTGATGCGCTGTAGGTATAACCAGTCGCGTAATTGACGCTGCGGATTTGCTCCGTCATCTGCGTCGTTGACTCCGTTCGAGAAGTCATCGTGCCAGTACGGAAGTTAGGCACAACTGGAACGGCTGCTGCCGGGGTTGCCAACAGCAGCACAACAGCTAACCAGCGCATCAGTCGATCTTGATCTCGGTGACCATCTGACCCACTGCACTGGTGCCCGCACCACCAGCGGTCAAGCTGATGACGTGATCACTGGCGATGGAACCATCAAGCAGACCCGCGACACCCCCAGCCGTGGTTGTCGTATTGCCCAGCATCGGAAGCGATCCAACAACTCCTGAAGTGACGGTGGTAGCGGAGGGGGTGGCGTCACCTTCGGTGAACGCTTCGGTAAATGAAAAGGCGTCCCCTGCGGTGGTCACGCTGTAGTCGGCGGCGGTGTAGCCAACGGCGCTTCCAGCGGTTAGCGAGCCAAGTCCGCCGGCGGTGTCGAGGGTGACGTTGTTGCCGGTAACCGAGTAGCTGGACCCGATCCGAGTGGCAGCACTGGCCGCGGCATCAACGGTGAGCGAAACGCTGGAGGTGATGCGATGTGTCAGATCAGCCTGCGCTGGTCCGGCGGCGCCGATCAGAATGGCGGCTGCGAAGAGGAGCTTTTTCACGGTTGTTTCTCCTGAGATTTAGCGGTGACTGTGCCATTATTTTCGTCCTTCTTTTTCTGGCCGTTGCCCTTACCCACAGAAACCCCGAATGACGCCATCGTGCCAGTCAGCAGTGAAGCCGGAAACGTAGGGTCCATTGCTTTGACATGCCCCAAATAATTGAGGCTGAGCATGAAGATTGACCACGAAAGAACGGCCAACCGCACGAAGTCGGCGAGTGGCGTGTGTTCCCTGTCGTGATCGTGATCGGTCGAAGCTGGCATGATGAAATGAGTGTCTAGGTGGCTCCTGTGATTGAGATCCTGGCTGCCATTGCGGGGGCCTCAGTAACGGTAGCCGCAATGAGTGCGTCGAATAACGGAAAACGTGCTGTAGAAAGCCGAGACGCCGTGATCCGCTTGACCGCATCCGTCGATAGCGTTGCCACCCGCCTCGACGTACTTCATACCGATATGCGTAGCCGCGACGCAGAAGTATTTAGTCGTTTACGTGAGCTAGAAGCAGCAGTGGCACGCATAGAAGGATCCAGACACCAGCACTAAGCTTTTTGTAGTTACAGCAATCTCATGGACGACATCCTCACCAGCCCTATCACCTGGGCCGTCGTTGCACTGATCAGCGAGCTGGTTGGCGCATCGAATCTGAAGCAGAACGGCGTTGTTGCCCTGCTTCTCGATACCGTGAAGTCTCTGAAGCCCAAGAACCTCAGCAAGTGATCCAACGTTCCGACATCATTGGAATAGCTGTGGACGTAGCACTGGCGTGCTTTATCTGCACGGTGGTGCTACTTCCTATGCATATTGTCAATCAAATATCTACTACTCCTAAACCTGGTCTAACATATAAGAAATAATGTTGCCGCTGTTCTTGGCTATGACGTTGCGATTAACCGATTTCTTCAGTCGATACACCGCAGCGCCACACCAGATCGCAGCAATCAACCAGCTCCAAGCCGATCTTCCTGGCCACCTGCTGGATCGGAATGCAGACTGGTACGAAATCTGGAAGGCAGGGGGTCGGATTGAGTGGCTACCAACCCCTTACTTTCATCAGCTTGATCTGCCAAACGGCTATCGCAAGTGCTTCACTGCGG